AAAATGAGTGATTTAATTTTCGCCATCGTGCAAAATATTTACAAAAATGCGGCTCACATTTCCATTTCTCAATAAGCATTTCTAAATCCAAAATAAGCCAATCTTCCCAATTCACATTTTCGCTCATTTATTTAGGGTAGAGCATTTAATCGTTCTTCCGCTTTCGCAAAAAATGTATCGTCTTTCTCAATACCAAGTGCATTGCGTCCCATTTCATAAGCTGTAAAAATAGAATTACCTGAACCAAATGTAGGGTCTAATATGGTTCCACCAGCAGGACAGTAACGCTCAATGAGCCACCGATAAATGCCATCGGGTTTCTCCGTAGGGTGTTTTCCTCTACCACCTTGCTTTTTACCTTCTATTTCAATTACACTTACTACACATTTCTTACCATCTTCAATCGTAGGTGAGAGTATACCTGAGCTGGGACGAAATGCGTGAGAAACCGAATTGGATAAATGCGTACCATCTTGTTTTGTGCGTCGTGTTACTCTACCAGGTGCATTTTCATCTAACCGCTGATAAAATGCACCCGCTTTACTAAATACATAAATCATTTCGTGAGATCGCATTGGCATTTTTCCTGATGTTAAAAATGAAACACCTCTTCGTTTATTCCATACCAACTCATAACGAAATTCATTTGGATTGCTATGAATTAAATCGTAACCAAATTTAGTCGTGCAAAAATGTATGCATGGCACATTTTCATTTCTGCGGATGCGTTTAATTTCTTTCCAAAATGCGTCCAAATCAATTTTAACATCCCATTCGCATTTTCCGATCATTTGCGGTTGATCTGATTTTCTTCGTTTCTCTCTTTCTTTCCCACCACCACCACCACCACGCAAACACCCGTATGGCAAATCACAAATAATTAAATCAACGCTCTGTGCCGGAAGCTCCTTCATAATTTGTAGGCAGTCACCATGATAAAGTGTAAGTTCAACCATCTACTTAGATGCTGGGTTTATTTATGATGATAATCCACATGCATTTTGCTTTGGAACATAAATGACACGCTTTACACGAAAAAAATGTCTAATATAAATTGCGGGTCATTTAAAAATGCATTGTAATAGCAAATAGGTAACTATTTGTGCCTCAGGGGGGTGCCTTTGGGTTTAGCGATAAACCAAAAGATTGATAGTTTATGTGTTAAACCAAAATATATAGCGTTTTAAGGCTTAAAACATTAGTAAAACCGGTTTTACTGTTGTTTTACACTCACTTTACGCATATAAACCCATATATTTCACTGGTTTATGGCATAAACCATCAATCTATTGGTTTAAAGCTACAATTTTCTTGATCTTCTCTTGAACTTTCTTGGACGGAATGGCTGATTGTGCGACAGGTGGGCGTTGAATGGGTGCAAGTTGTGGTGCTTCAGGTGGAAATTCTTCCTTTGCAGCCTTTGGTACTCGCTTCTTTGGAGCCGCCTTCGGAGCCGCCTTAGAAGCCGCCTTCGGAGCCTCTTTACCTTCCATCATTGCCCGTACGGCTTTATGGCCTTCGCTGCCCGTCTTGGGGATGCACCACTTATCGTTGCCTTGATTCCACTTCTTTAGAGCTTCTATCCACTTCATATACTCATACATAGATTATTTTCTTTTCCTATAATACAAATGGAACCCCGTGCGTATGTACCGCTTCCTGCGGTGTTACCTCGTGTTGAGCCAGTAAAGGAAGAGAAGGAAGAGCAGAAGGAAGAGCATGTTGCAAAGAAGATCCTTGTCGTTCACAGTAAGGATGTTTCACAAGAGGAACTTGCCCTCTTTAAGTTCCACGGTCGCTACCTGATTTGGGATGACCGCTTCATGAATATCTCATTTGATAAGCTTCCCTACCATGACTACTTATTCGTAGATATGCGTCAGAAGAATGCTCGTTATGCGTTGGGTTCTGTCAATCTAATGGATTATGGCGTTGTATGCTATGTTCCATGGTTTCACAAGGGTGAGAAGTTTATAGATCAGTTGGCAGCGATTGCACTCACAAAATTCCCATTACGGGCGGTGTCAAAAGAAGATTTTGATCGGCAGCTTCTAAATTCTAAATTGGAATCACCGTCACTTGCAAAGACTTTTTTCGGGTGGCTGGTTCCATGCTTACAGGCATAATGAAGTGGCTATGGAACAGCGTATGGGAATATACGAAAGGTATTATTCTTACAGAAATCCTTACTCTCTTTCGGATTAGCCTACCTCCGTTAGTAATTAGTGTGCTTATATGGATTTAGTCAAATGACAGTATAAAGTTGCCTGTTTCAATTATCAAAACAGTTGAACCAGGTGCCTTCGCCGATTTCTTCTTACGGGGCTTTTTTACCTTCGGCTTTTCTACTATTTTTTCTACTGGCTTTTCAGGTTCCATATCATAAGAGCGGAAAATTAATACAATATACTTTCGCAGTTATTAAAATGGATTTCGGAGAATTGATAGGAACAATTATTATTTCTTTTTATACGATGCATGTCGTTCTCTCTTTATTTTAATTTCCACCACGCCCTCTACGCCGGATACCACCACGCTTCATGGTTTCAAGTAAAGTTACTACTATATCATTAAGTGAATCTTTCCCACCACCACTATAAGCCCGTGTAGTAGCTTCATCCGTAAATTGATCTTTAACCCGATCTATAAGCGATTCTATATATGCTTTATAGGAGGTCATCTGTGTTTCTTGTTTTAAATCATTTAAGGTTGGGAATCGTTCTCGTGCCTTAGGTAAGTATGCTCTCCATCCATAAATTGTATCCCATGGAGCATCCATTAATGGATTAAATTTAGCTACTGCTGGTCTTTTCATACGAACTGGTTTTCGTGCTTCTGCAACGCTCTCTAATGCTGCCTGTTGCTCTTCCTGGCTTTCGTATTGCTCGGCAGCAGCAGCGGATGGAACCGCATAATGAACGCCGCCTAACTGATTGGATATGAATCCAGTAGAAGGCTGAGAAGAAACTGCACGCACCGATGGTGTACGATCTGCTGTCAAATGAATGGCAGGTGTATCGCCCTGAAATGGAAGTGAACTTACAATCGGCTGATTTACAGTTGGGGCTGTATTCTTGTTACTTGATGGAACCAGTCGTTTACTTGGAACTTTATTTGGTTCAATATTGCTTGGATTTACATTAACCATAATATCATCATAAAAGTTGCGTCCTCGGCCATACATCTTATCACCCGCCGATACAAACTCATATTGTGTCATAGGGCGATAGGCCGCTGGTGCGGAACCATAGGATTGCGGACGGAGTACCTTCGGAAGATCGCTGTAGAGTTGCCCTGGAGTCGCTAAACGACGCACCGTTTGATATTGTCTTGGAGCATTACCTGGGATAAGATAAACAAAATCTCCTACATCCACTCGTTTTTTGGCACGACGCTTACGCTTCGGAGCCTTACGGCGTTTGCCACCCCGTTTATATACCTCCTCTATTTCTAACTCTTCTGAGGGATCCATTATACTACTGGAGAAGATTATTGTTTGGCCTTCCACTCAATCGGATCAAATCGGCGAAAATAGCGGATCGGCTGCGAATACATATTGATATGCAAAAATGAGTATGGTTCTGCCGTAGCGAACTCATAGAGTGCCATTAACTTGTGTTCGTCCGTTCCGATTTCCTTTACAAATGAATCCAGTTCGGCCTTGTTTTCCGTATGAAAGAAGGAGATACAATCCAAGTTGGAACGGATTAAGGTAGGCAAGTAAGTGTTCCATTTCTGCAATAAGTAGATATTCGTTAAATTCATGTGACGATTCTGCGTTGCTAACTTTGTAATAAGATTAGCCTGTTTGGATTTAATCATATGGATACAGTCATCATAGATGATACAATAGTTTGGTTTGCCCTTCTTGCCCTTCTTCTCACGCCGTTCTGTGTACGCCTCACACTTAGCAATGATATCCTCTAAGACATCATTATTGAGCGTATCGTAGTATTGATCTTCAATGTCTTCCATGAGAGGTGCCATCTTATCATCGTTAGGTGCCGTAGGACTGATAAGGAAGATTAAATCAAAATGCTTGTACCATGGCGATTCCTTCTTCATAATGAGATTGAGAAGTAGGGTCGTTTTACCACCACCTTTCCGTGCAATCAACGCATAGTTACACGGTTTCAACGGTAGCGGAGAAGATTTATCCGTACATTTTTGTTGGTCGTATGGAGCCAAGGCTCGTGTTAATTCACTGGAGTATACCTGCATCTTTATAGAGTATGCGATTAAAAACCACCACGACCCCTTACACGCTGTTGTCCCATAATCATTCCGCCCCGTTTGGCAAGTGCCTCTTCACCAATATTCGTTACATCACGGGCAATATCCGTAAGCTTTACACCCAACCATTTGCTAACATTTGGCATTTCCTCAATCAGTGTTTTCAGATCCTGTTTAATCCATGCACGGCCTTCCGCATCTAAAAAGCCACTCGCATCTGCCAGGTTCATCACAAAGGACTGGCAATTATTGTTAAGAAAATTATAACTGTAAAAATCCTTACCCATTTTGGTTCGTGCATTTTCCAGTAATTCCGCAATGGTAATATTGCCTTTCTGTGCTCCCATATCCAATGGATAAACCTCGGCTTTGCCTCCTTGGTTTAGATACGATGGTTCCTCCCGGGCTTCTAATTTTTCCAGCTTTTCTATCACATACTTATCATTCACTACAATCCCCGTATGGAACACCTCATCAAACCCCGCTTTCTTCTTTAGATCATTCCACTTACCCGCTGTAATCAACTGGACGGCAATGACACCAGGTGTAGCAACAGGTGCACGAACCATCTTCAAACTGGTGATTGGTTCACGACCATGTGCTTTGATGAACTTGCGAAAACGCTTAGGAAGGTGAGTGTCGGATGTGATGCTGCTCCACATTTCCTCAAAATATGCACTCCATGAATCATCCTCAGCCT